TCTGTTGATGCTGATTGAGTTGCGGGGAATGTGATGCCTGTGCCTGATGTGGTTGGAGTTGTACCGCCAAGTCCAATATTAGCCCCAAAAGTTACATTGCCTGTGTTTCCTACAGTTACACGAGTTACAGCGTCTCCACTTGAAGTATTAGTTAAAAAACCAATAGTTCCATCACGTCTAAGATTTATAGCTGATGTTGCGTAACTTGAATTAAATCTTAAAATTGCACCAGTTGTGTCATTGTAAGCATTAGCCCCAATTACAAGTTCAGAACCTGCACTTGTTACATAATAACTTTGAAGACAAGAGTCAGCAGATACATCTGGGTTTTGAAAACGAATCATCCCATTAGTATTAGATGCCGAATATAAAGGTACTGGAATTCCTACCCTTGCAGTAGGACTAACACCAATACCTAATTGGTTTGATACATTCGTAACAATACCTGAATTGCCACTAATAGCAGTCCCAGTAGTAGCGTAATATCCTAATTGATATTGTGTACCGCTATTAACTGTTCCCGATCCACTTGCCGACCATACGGCAGTTCCTCCACTAACCGTCAACACATATCCGTTTGTGCCAATTGGCAGTCTTGTTGCGCTGTTAGTGCCGTTACCAAGAATTAAGTCCCCTGTAGTTGTAATGGGGGAAAGCGCATTAAATGCCGCACCTGCTGTTGTTTGTCCTGTACCACCATTGGCTATAGGCAATGTTCCTGTAACTCCTGTTGTTAAAGGTAATCCTGTTGCATTAGTTAACGTGCCACTTGTAGGCGTGCCTAATATAGGTGTAACTAATGTAGGTGATGTAGCAAATACTAATGAGCCAGAACCCGTTTCATCACTTACAGCAGATGCTAAATTTGCACTTGTAGGAGTTGCTAAAAATGTTGCTACACCCGTACCCAAACCAGACACACCAGTTGATATAGGCAAGCCTGTTGCGTTTGTCAAAGTTGCGCTAGTAGGTGTTCCCAAAACAGGAGTTACCAATGTAGGAGAGGTACTTAAAACTACATTACCAGTTCCTGTTGAAGTGGTAGTTCCTGTACCACCATTTAAAACAGGCAAAGCAGTACCAGACAAAGTAATTGCCAACGTACCGCTTGTGGTAATTGGAGAACCTGCAATTGACAAAAACGCAGGGACAGTAGCCGCAACGCTTGTAACTGAACCCGCTGAACCTGCATTACTGGCAAGCAGTTTGACAGTACCCGCACTGTTCTTAAAATACAATTTTTCATCAACCGTATTAAGTGCTAACTCGCCTGCAACAAGATTTCCAGAAGATGGTGTTGCCGCCGCAGTCGTGCTGTAGTACAGCGAAATTGGTGTAAAGTTTGTAGCCGCCATTAGAATGTTCCTCCAAATATACCAGTTGTTGCCGTTACAGTTGTTGCGGATACAGTAGTAAACGCGCCCGTGTTTGTAGATGTAGCACCAACAGTTCCGTTAATATTAATTGATGCAGTACCCGTTAGGTTAGTTACTGTACCGCTTGATGGTGTACCCAATGCACCGTTAAAAACCACAGGCGCACCAGCAGAGCCTACAGCAATTGCAAGAGCCGTTGCTACACCAGTGCCTAAACCAGATACGCCTGTACTAATTGGCAAACCTGTTGCATTTGTTAATGTGCCGCTACTTGGCGTACCTAATGCTCCGTTGAAAGTTACAAAAGCACCAGTGGAACCTACGTTGACACCTAAAGCAGTCGCTACACCAGTCCCCAGCCCAGTGATGCTTCCAACTGCTGGGGTGACCGTGGTATTGCCTGCAAGGGTCAATTGACCTTGAGCATTGACCGTGAAAGTTCCAACTTGCGTTGCAGAACCATATGCACCAGCAGTCACAGCAGTATTTGTAATGCTGATTACTGTTCCAGCAACAGTTACTCCTGTTCCACCAGTATAAACAAGTGAACTGCTAAATTCAGCAAAAGTGATAGCAGTTGTGCCAAAAGTAATGGTTCCAACCGTTGTGACCACAAACGAAGTGCCTTTGTTGACGGTTCCGTTTTGTGTAAAGAAATAATCATTTTGGCTAAGTTGATCAATATCCGTTCCATAGGTATTTGCATCTGTTGCGCGGGTAAGAACCGTTCCACCAGTTGCCCATGTGTAAACACCGTTATAGGCTTGGTTGACTTCATTCTTAATCAAAACACGATTGGTATTGGCAAGCGTGTAGCCATCCAATACAGTCAAAGCAACAGATAGAGTCAGTGTCGCACCAACACCAGCAGTTCCATTGTTGTAGGTGACTGTGCCGCCAGTAGTTGATGCAAGGCTGGTTGTAGTTGCCGCCTGCACTGGGGCATGATATGTCAATCCAGTTGCAACCAAGCCATCCACATATTGTTTAGTTGCCAACTGTAATGCAAGGGTTGGGTTAGCAGTCACCGTGACGCTTGTCAATCCAGCAGGGGCCAATGAAGTTGCACCAAGTGCAATATTTGTTGTTCCAAGCGTGATTGAACTATTTGTTAGAGAACTATTTGCAATATTAGAAAGCGTGTTGCTTGAGCCACTTATTGTTTTGTTTGTCAGCGTTTGGGTTGCGGTGTTGGTGGTAACCGTGTCTGACCCAACAGTTGCCGCAGTCATATTGAAAGTACCACCAGTTACTGTCTTGCCCGTAAAAGTCAAAGCCGCAGGCAAAGACAGTGTGACAGTTGATGTGCCTGATGCGGTTATTTCGTTTGAAGTGCCATTGATTGTAGTCACCGCGCCAATTGCAGATGCGCTAATTGACACGTTGGCGGCGGCAGTCAACTGTCCTTGAGCGTTGACGGTGAAGGTTCCAACTTGAGTTGTTGAGCCATAAGACCCAGCAGTCACGGCGGTGTTGTCAAGTGAAATTGTTCCAACACCAGTAATTGGGCCGCCCGTCAAACCTGTGCCAGTGTTTACCTGAGTAACGCCACCAGACAAAGAAAACTGTCTCCACGCACTACCAGAATAACCGTAAAACGCTCCTGCGGTAGAGTCGTAACGAATCATGCCCGCAGTAGAAGCAACGGGCTGTTGACCTGTAGTTCCAATTGGAATGGTCATTGCCCCGTTGCCCGGCATCACGGGGTCGTTGGCAATTGAGAAAACTGGGTTTCCCACACCAGTAGGGTTGGTAATTCCAATCTGATTTGCCGTGCCAGTCAGAGTGGTCGATGTGATTGCACCCGCACTTGTCAACACCACAAACCCATTGATGCTTGCGTTTGCAAGGTTTAGCACCTGACCAGCCAAAGCAATAGTAGGGTCGCCAGAAACGCCGCTTCCGTTGGAAATTGATAATCCAACGCCAGAAACAGCAATAGAACGGCCCGTAATAGCCGTGGAAGACGTTTTTACTTGGAATCCAGTACCAGAGTTCACCAAAGACAATAAAGCGCCTGTAGTGCTGATATTGAAGAGTCCTTGAGCGCCACCGTCAGTCGTTACCAGTCCATTTGTAGCCCCAACATAGCGACTATTTGCCAATTGAGGCGTTTGGCTAACGGTCAAATAAGTATATGGTTGGCTTGGCGAAGCGGCAATTGCGCCCGTGGTGGTTTGAACGGTTACGCCATTTTGAACAATAGGAACCGCCTCAGTGCCTGTAATAGCACCAGCGGATGGCAGTTGGAGTATGGTTACTTGTGCTGACATTTATGTACTCGTATTGTCTGGAGGGTTTGGAGCAATCGTATCCTTGTTTCCAGTGTTTGTAGGAGTTTGAGTGTTTTGCTCAGTAGAAATTTGGAACTGACTTGTTCCACCTGTCATCAAGAAATTGTCATTTGCGGCAACGCTAACATCAGGGCGCGGAAATCTGAGGTTAATGCGCTCAGTCTTTCTGGCGGGAAGGCGATAGGGATCGAGTTGATCTTTGCATCCACGCTCGGCACAGACCCGAAGGCCCGGCGCATTCGAGTCCGCCACCAAAGTGACAAAAGGCACCTTCATCTTGCACCTATCGCATACCGCGATGGCAACAGACGTCAGTCCCATAGTGTCAAGGAATATTGGCATTATCTTGTGTACACGCTAATGTTAGGGGCAAGGTAGATCGGCGACTTATCGCGCTCTTCTGCCTCGGCTTCTGAGTAATAACGGTCAGCCATCTTTTCAAGATAGGCAACGCGATCCATTCCAACTTGGGGTAACTCGAGGCTCATACGATGAGCTAGCATAAACACAACAGCCTCATACCAGCGTTGTGGAACTTCTAACTCGTCTGTCAGAGCGCCAACGTCCATGATCTGGCGCTGATACCATACGGTCATCTGAATGAATGGGTCACTAGGGGTAGGCCACAAATAGACCGTAGCCTGTGGGATTGTGCGATCAAACCAAAATTGATAGGGTTGATTTGCTGTGAAATTCTTGTTTGGTAGGTTGGTGTAGTCATCGCGGTTCAAACGAGCCATTTGAATTTCGCGGGTGTTATTTCCAAAATACAGCTCACGCAAGGCTAATGTTGTGCTGTTGTAGGCGCGAATGCGGTAATACCCCACCGACTCACCGGGGTCAATATCAGTCCATACCCATTCATTGTTAGTAACCACAATGGTTCCTAAATCCTGCAACATAGACCATGTTGCATTGTCCGTAGAGTATTCCAACGCAATTGACCAAGTAGCCGATCCATTGCCCGCCACATACGGCAAGAAGCCAATAGAGCCAATATAAATGGGGTTGCTGGTGCCAAAATTGACC